CTTCACAACAGAATACCAATGAAACCGGGTTTTCTGTTCAGGGCACCGGTCGACAACTCAGGGTAAAGTACCCGTATCGGGTAGGTGAGGTTCCCCTCAAGAACATCGGGGAACAAAAGGAAGCTAGATTTTCAAAGATACAACTGCTTGATCCTGCAGTTCGTCGCCCTGTTAGCTTTTCTTCTGGCGCTCACCTATCCGGAATCTCGCTCATGCAGCCAGATCCAAGGGATCCTTTATCTTTACTCACCGGTGCCCGATCTAGGGTAGCCACAAAACTTCAGCGTCCTGACCCAGTTATATTTCAAGAATTCAGAGAATTTTCAGGTTCTTTCTTTCGCAAACACTTCACTCCTCTTGCTCCAGACACTGATATTGATACTTGGAACTATTTGCAGAATAGGCCTTATTCTGACAAAAAGAAAAAGCAAATGTGGAATGATTGGACTAATGCCATGGGGCAAATGTCCCCGAAAGATTATGAATTTGGAGTTTTCTGTAAGGACGAAACATACGTCAAATTTGCCCACTCTAGGCTGATTAATGCTCCTTCTGATATTGCCAAGCTCTATTTTGGACCTGTTATTGCCAAGATAGAAGAGCAAGCTTACAACTTGCCTTGGTTTATCAAGAAGATTCCTGTAGCAAATCGGCCTGAATACCTCAAGCAAAAATTCGCCAAATTTGCCAATCCCATTTTGACCTGTTCTGACTTTACTTCGTTTGAATGTTCTTTCTCAAGCGAAATTAAAGACGCCATCGAATTCGAATTCCTAAAGTACATGACATCTGTGTTACCAGAAGGTGAAAAGTACTTTGAAGAGTTCACGGCGTGGACAGGTGGCGAAGCCATCAAATTGAAGAATAAGTTCTTCACTATCATAATGCAAGACGCTTCTCGTCTTTCAGGAGAGTTGACAACATCTCTGTTTAATGGATTGACCAATGTTCTGATCCATGAGTTCTTTGCCCATAAGACTAAACAGCAGACTGAATTCTCTGTGGAAGGCGATGATAATATAGCGGCTTGGGAAAAGGTGGCACCCACTCCTGAGTTCTATCAGAGTTTGGGGTTTGATGTTAAGCTTGAGGTCCATAAGGAATTGCGCACAACATCCTTTTGTGGCCAAGTTTTTGATCCAACTGACATGGCGGTTCTTACTGACCCTCGTTACGTTCTTGCGGGGGTTGGTTGGTTGCCATACAAGTATGTTGACTCCAAGGACACTACTCACCTTGCTCTTCTTCGCGCCAAAGCCTGGTCATATGGTTACCAGTACCAGGGGTGCCCTATTATATCTTCGATGGCTAATTATTTGCTCAGAGTGACTCGCTCCATTGATGTAAGAAAGGCTTTCCCCAACTATGACTCATATAAGATAGAACAACTGCGTCAAGCAATTGATGCAGGAAATCCTGCGTTCTATAAGGAAAAGCGCCCTGAACTTTATAAAGAAGTGGGACCCGGATCACGGGTTCTCATGTTCGAACTTTATGGAGTCAGTCAAGAGACACAAATCATGTATGAAAATTACTTTGACAATTGTGATGTTCTTCAACCCATACCTGATTTCTTTGGTGATAACGTTCCTTCCTCTTGGAAGTATTTTGACGATACGTATGTTCGTGATACGTCGTCATTAAGAAGTTTGATGGAGCTCCCCTCAGAGACCTTCCATACTCCTCATCCTATTACTTCTTCACGGAAAGTGAGGGCAAGGAGCAAATTCATGCAGACTTATGTTGATAAGCGCGTGAAGTTTGTTCCGCCTTAACTTTCCTCATGGTTAGCGTTGACTAAGACAATTTCGCCCTGTCACCTACGCTATTGGCGGCCCTATCCTATAAACACAGGTTAATGTCAACCCTGTGCTGGGATAACAATTGGTCAGGAGTCCTGAGGGGACCTGGCTCATCTAGG